TGTGCTCTTCCGATCTTTACTAGCTTTCCTACCCAGTTAAACAAATTAATCATAAAGTTTTCTCCACTACATTCGTTATTTTATTAAGTCCTAATTTAATCCTAAACAATCTTGCTTGAGGATCTTTAGCAAATGCTCTAATTTTAGTAATACCATTTGCTCTTGCCCATTCTTCATATTGAGCAACTGTATCTTTATCAAATATACCTTTACCACCCATAGATATAGTATGTGCTACCCTATGATTTGGATAGTTAATAACTTCAACTGTAAAAGCACCTATAATAGAATTATCTTCAACTACAACAAATAGTAGTTGTCCTTCTCTAACTAAAGATACTTTAACATGTTCAATGTCATAATCAGAGTTTTCAAAATTAACAAAAGCTGTCTCTAATAATGGCTTAACTATATCCCAAACTTGATAAATTTGATTGGGTGATACTATTTGTACTTGTTTCATGCAGGTAAATATTTACTAGGATTTATTTGTCTACCTTGTTTAGTATGACCTGTTCTTGCTTTTCTTACTTTGTCTAACATAGCATATAATCTTTGTGAACCAGCTTTAGATGAACCATTACCTAAATGACTTACAACATCTGCAGGTACTACAAATTCGCCATCAGCTAAACGAGCTGGTTGTTTTCCCTCTATTGTAGCAGGAATTGAATCAGACATACCATCACCTTGGCCATCTAAATAACCACCGTGAGCATAACCTAAAGTTTTAGCTTGTTGGTCAGATTGTTGTGCTGCTAGATTATTAAGTCTACCAATTCCATAAGGTGAACTAGGAGTATTTTGAGCAGGAGTTCCATCAGGTATATTATATTGGTCAGATACACCACCACTAAAAGGAGTTGGCATACCAGCAACTGATCCGCCACCAGCATATCCATGAATAATACCACCTTTAGCAACTAATCTTGTTTCAGGTAAAACTAATGATGGCGGTGCTTTTACACCATAAGCAGAATAAGGATCATTTAAATTTAATGTTTCATAAGGGCTATAAGCAGTTAAAGGTATATTACTATATACAGGTTTACCATTAGCATCTACCCCTGTTTGAACATGTTTTGTTCTAACGTTTGCTTGTAAATTAGGTGTATTAGTTAAATCAATTCCACCAGCTGCAATTCCACCCGCAGTAGTTAACAATTGTCCAGGAGTTCCACCCGCTTCAATATATTTACCATATAAAGAAGTTGGAGCCGTTAAAGATTTTGATGCCGTATCTGTTAAACTTAATGGTATGTTAGCGCTTCCTCCTGGAACAGCACTTGTACTTATATTTTGTAAGTTAATGCCTGGTCCACCAATACCTTTAGATAGACCGTTTGTTAATCCATATTGAGTTTGCGGAGTAGAAGAAGCTAAATTATTTACATTTGCTTCTAAAGCATTAGTTGATAATGCTTCACCAGGCAAAGCTGCATTTACAGGAGTTATAGCATTACCTACAGTATTAATACCTTGATTACCAAAAACTGACGCATTTAAATCAGCTGTAGATTGTCCTGGAGCTAAAGCTTTAAGACCGCCCATTTTACTAAATGTGTCACTAAGCCCAAAACCACCATAAGCACCAAGTCCGGCCATTAATCCTTGACCTAAATTACCAGTTAATAAACCTGTACCTGCACCTACTGCCAAACCTGTTGTTAAAGCACTATCAAATAAATCAAAACCACCTGGTCCTAAAGCAAAACCAGCAATCATAGGAAGAATAGATTTAAATAGTCCGCCTAAGCTAAATGCTTCTGGCATGCCAGTATGAGGATTAATAGTTAAAGATGTACCATGAGCCCGAGCTAAACCTTGAAGTCCAGCTACTTCCTGGGGATTCATGTGTACAAGCATAGTGTCGCCGTGACGACCTAGGGATGCTAAACCATGGGCTGTGTGAGATGCTGTCATAGAGGGTCCTTAAACATAGCTTATATTACCATAAAAATTATGCTGAAGCATGTGTTACTGTTAAAATTACTGATGGAATAGCAGGTACAGGGCTTGATGCAGGTTTAGCAGTTAAATCAACATTAGTACTATCTGCAGACCACACAATTTCAAAATACTCGCCTGAAGTTAAAACTTCTAATACCCAGTTCCATGATAATATTTGAAAGTTGCTAGCTCCTGACATAGTAACTTGTCCTGCAGATCTAGCCACATCAACACCATTTTGTCTAGCCCAAATATAAACGTTCTTAGCTGTAGCATCAGTACTCGTTAGTTGTGCTGAAAACTGAAAATTATAAACACCGGGATATAGTATAACTATCCTAGAAGCATAGGTAGGATCAATATAAATATCAGGTGCTCCACCTGTAAACTGAGGTCCATCACTAATATCAGTTGTATTAAATGTCATAGCCGTAGCTGTATTAATAACTGTTATATGTTGAGTAACGGAACTAGAAAACCCACCATAAGGTTGATTTAAATAGTATCCAATATCAGGCGTGGTTAAAGCTGCTGTGTATTTATCAAGCTGATTAAAATACAGACGTAATACGTTTGTTAATATTTCAAAATAAGTTTGACTATAACCTGTAGGAGGAATAGGTAAGTTAGGTGCTTTAGGAGCCCGTACATTTGCAATATTATTGCTAGCCATTAGTTTCTCATTCCATCAGGGCGCGCATCAACTCTTGGTAAACCTAGTTGCCATTGAGTTCCTACTGTATTAGAAGATATTTTAAAGTTCATTTGACGACCACGAGCTCTAATAAATACTTGATTAGTGTACTGATCTATTGTAGCTGTGGCTGTTATTATATTAGCAGAAGTTGTTTGACCTTCTTCATTAGTTGTAGCTTCTGCGGCTCCTGGGAAATTACGAACTCCTACTGTAATAGTAGCTTGAGGTGTAATAGGTTGACCTGTTACAGGATTAGATGTTTCAGAACCCACAAAGTTAACATCGGGAATCACACGACGGATTAACATATATTTATCACCATCACCAATATCAACATCGGCTGACTTAATATATGAAGTCATAGGTAATGGGGCTGCACCTAGTGGTTGTCCATCATCAGTTCCATTTTCATGTTGGTAAACCCATCCACTTGATACGGCTACTGGGTTATTAAATACTCCTGAATCAATCCATGCAGTACGACTTAATGTACCAAAGTACCAAATATTATCTAAATAATTAAATATAACGTAACGATTAATTTCATTTGAATTCTCTGAAGCATAAAACCAAATGATTTCGGTAAACTTATTGTTAACCCCAGCAAAAATTAGTGCACTTTGTGTAAAGTTAATGTCTGTAAATATATACTGTCTTAATGTGCAAGGTAATGTATCAACACGACCAGAGTATGTATAGAATCTATCACGACCCATCCAATATGTAATATTGTTTGTACCTACTACAGCATTGGGACCAATGATTGATATATTGTGTGATAACTCTTGAAGTCCAAAAACTTCATTTGTACCTAAATACTGTAATGAAGATATTGAAACGTTAGTAAAAATTAAACTTTCTTGACGAGTATTAATTGCAGTAATAATCCTAGAACCCGATTGCAGTCTTAAAAACCCTGCAGTATTAGTAGTTGTAACTTGCCAATTTTCTGGTTGTGGACCTATATCTGGATCTACATTAGACCAACGAATAAGTAATGGATCATAATCACCTAAATAATCGGGAGCAGGGGCAGCAGGATTATAAAAAGTACAACCTAACGCTAACAAGAAACCTTGTGGAGTAAACATAATTTTTTGTACATTTTGAGGAACGGCAACAGCTCCTGATATACTTGATAGTAATACTGCACGGGTACTGTACGATGGATCATAAACCCAATAATAAATAAACCCGCCTGAATTAGCAACCGAATCATAGTTAGTATTAAAAATTAAATCATTATTAAACTTATCCATAAATATTAAACGTGCGGGATCATATACAGGAGAAGTTGAACCTGATCCCCAAGTTAAACGACCCCACGTAGAAGTACCCCAACCATAACCTGCTGTTGTAATAGGATAACCAGCACTCATATAAATTACTAAAGTAATAGCTGTACCACCTTGGTTAGTAGTTGTAGATGTAGCAGAAGTTGTAGTTGTAAACGTAAATGTATTTGAATCTATAACAGTAATCTGTACTGAAGTATTCATTTGAGAAACAGGAATACCACCAATAGTAGTACCTGCAATACCACTAAAATTTACCCATGTATATGATGTAGCACCATGCCCTGTAATTTTTACAGTAACTACATTTGATCCGCTAGTAGTATTAATGCAGTTATCAGTTGAAGGCGTTGTTGAATGTGTATAAGTATTTTGAACAGGTGTAATATCATATAATGTAGTACCTGAACCTACATAAATCCTAGAGTTTGTTCCAATACCTAATAAATTAGAACCATCGGTTGTACCCCATGAAAATAATGCACGAGCAGAATCTGAATATTGAGTAATATTAGATACAGTCCAACCACCTATTTTTTCAGGAAAGCCAGAACGAAACCGTGCCTTATCCATTTCATACCAACCACCTTCTGAAGCATAGTTAGTCTGATCTCGATTAACACCTGGTTTAAATGTTAGTTTACTTAATGGCATATTATTCTTTTATAAATAAGTCATGTTCGGCTTGTCTTCTTTTAACAAGCCCTGGTAATGATACTCCACCTGCAAAGTGGAACTTTAATATATCGTTAGCTGCGGCACCCCATAAAGATGCGTTTATATCTTTGAGTAACGTACTTTTTTGTAACGTCCCCACACCCAAGTTATAACAAAAAGAACACAGAGCGTCAAACTGATTCTGGGTAATTGGCACTCTAATAAGCACACTAATTCCTGATTCAACATGCATGAGGTCGTTAACCAAAAAATCATCTATTTCTTTCTGTGTAAAAATTCTGTTATAGCCTGAAGGAAGCGATTTGCCGTCCCCGATAAGATGACCGTAACCAACAGTCCAAAACCCCACACTATCACGATAGGGATTATAACGACAACCTTCAAATCGTTTAATAAGTTCGATAGCATTTATAGACGCTTTCATTTCTTAATATTGAGGTAGCATCGCTCGCCAATTATGAAGGACATACAGGCTCCCGACATATCTAAAAATATTGACACAACAGAAACTCCAACAATATTAGGATTAAATACCACAATACCTGTAAAAATTAAAATAGCTGAAATAATAACATATCTATAACATGCTCTTAAATCTACAATCCATTGACTTGGATTGCCTGTAGGATTGTCTAATGCTGCCATTGCTTGCATCTTTGTAGCTTCAGCTTCCATTAACTGTATGCGCTCTGTTACATTTTGTGGTGTGCCACCAGCGCCACCGGTTAATCTAGCAAATAGGCCTCGCATTCCATCTGAAAATGCTGG